GAAGCAGGCGCTGGAGGCGTTGGAAGATCCGTGGAAATCTGGGCCGGATGGTGTAGCAAGCGCCATCACCGTCCTCCGCGCTGCCATCGAGCAGACTGCGGAGCCGGTGGCGTGGATGTACGACTTTATGGCAGACAACCGAGACGAGGTGATCCGAGACTGGATGACTCAGGACTATGCTGACATTAAACGAGAGAACGGTTTTAACGTGCGACCGCTATACGCTGCACCGCCTGCCATTATGCAGAAACCCGTTGCCTACGCGGATAGCCGTATCCACGGATGGCCCGATTGTTTTGTGATGGAGCCAGATCCGCCGCATACGGTGCCGCTCTACACCGCACCGCGAGAATGGGTCGAACTGACGGACGACGAAGCGCGTGCTCTAGTCAATCGCGTTACTTTCGGCGACAAAACAAACGGGCAGGCGCTGGTTTATATGGTCGATGCAAAGCTAAAAGAGAAGAATGCGTAAAGACCCGATCACTGTCGATCAGATCGCTGGACGGATGATAGAACTCGTCCAGCAGCGCAACAGTCTGTCGAGAGATGACCTGGAATACGTCGTTGAGACAATCGCAAAGCTGAAGGACGAGCGTCTCAAGTCTTGTATTGCAGAACTGATCGGGTGGGGTGACGATGAACGTGCTGAAATCGAAACCTTCGTTGCAATCGCAATCGAGGTGATGAAGCGAACGAACGTGTCAAAGCTGCGAGAGTGTGCAAGGATCGTCGAACTGAGGTTTTTAAGCCATGACTTGCCAAAATGATTTCAGACTTGTCGATCAATTAATAACTGAGCATTCTGTTGTCGAACTTTATGTTTGTTTCCACTGCGGGGCTGAACGGTTCCGCGCACTATCAGGGAGGTTCTGTGGAGTCGAGGCTACACAATTGGGCAGCATGGAAGCGGAAAGAGCCGCTAGCAGATCAGACAGACGCGAAGATCGTTGATGCTGTCGTTCAGAAACTAGGGCCAGATGACAGGGCAGCCATCAACGCTGTCTATGTCTCCCACCCCTACCAGTCGATCTACTACGTCTCTGCTGAAATCTCCACGCCGCCCAGCTGGATCAACCGAGCAATCGAAAAGGCCAAACGTGGACTCACAACCTGAAGCCCGACTATTAGCCGCTGTCGTATCTCTGGCAATCCGAGACATGACGCACCGTCCTGTCATGGAAGATAAACGTCCTCGCATGACTGTCGAGGCTAGGACAGCGTGTCGATTCCTGTTTTCAGACGCTTCTGACGGATACCTTGATTGGCTGGATTACGATCCACCAGTGTTCCGCGATCAACTTTTAAGGATAATGAACAACACATCACACGAAAGGCTCGCAGGACTTGATCCAATGGATCGCAGGGTCATGCGTCAAAACTATCAACTCTGGAGTTCAAACTATGCAGGACTGGATCACGAATTACCTGACGATGAAGATGAACCTATCGAAATTGCACGACCTGCTGCTAAAAAAAGAAACCGACCGCGCAATAAATCTCGCGCTGGAAATCTCAACTGACGCCAGAATCTGCGCTAGACAGATCGAATTGCAACGGGATAAACTGTGAGCGTCTCCTCCTTTTCCCCCTATTGCAGGGGGATTTTTTTGTGATCCCCAAGATCCTGCACTTCGTCTGGGTGGGCGACGAGACCAAAGCCCCGCTCCAAACCATCCAGAAGTGGAAGAACCTCAACCCCGACTTTGAGGTCAACCTCTGGGGCAACTCCGACCTGTCTAAAGGCTGGCGACTTGCCAAGCACATGAAGCACTTCTGGAAAACAGAGCTTTGTGGCGTCGCAGACTGCATGAGGTGGGAGATCCTATACGAACACGGCGGGATCGCGTTAGACGCCGATTCCGAGCCTTCCAGGGCCATTCCTGACTGGATGCTAGAGCCGGATGTCTGGTGTTCGTGGGAGTCGGAGCTTCTCAGGCCCGGATTGCTGTCTAACGGTGCGGTCGGAGCAATCCCTAGCCATCCGTTCATCGGGCAGATTGTCGATGATCTGTTGAACGACGATCCTGGCGACCTGATGGCATGGCAGTTCTCAGGCCCGACGAGGTTGACGAGTACCTGGGTAAATTACGAATACCGTGACCTCACGATTTGGCCTAGCCATTTCTTTCTGCCGGATCATTTCGCAGGGCTTCCGTATTCCGGCAAGATGGTATTTGCTCGGCAGGATTGGAAATCGACGCGAGGTAAATGGTGATTCTGTTTCTCGTTACTTCTGCTATTAACGGCGATCCTCAACGGTTGCACGAAACGCATCAAACGATTGAAAGCATTCACCGAGCGTGTCCGATTGCTTCAATCTGGGTGCTGGAATCAAGTTTCGAGCATCAGAATGTCGTGTTTCCTCGAGCGACTGTTAAGCAATATGGGTCAAAATTCATTCAAGACGTTCGCAAAACGGACCGAGACGTTGCGTATATCAAGAACGCTATTGAATTGCACACAACGATAGACATTCTCTCGACCATTCCCAACCGCTACAGTCACATCTTTAAGATTTCAGGTCGGTATGTGTTGACCGATCAGTTCAACTTGCAGGCTCACATTGCGAACAAAGCTACGTTTGCCCAAGCAAGGCAGACAGGCTATCCGCTGGATTATGTCGGGACTGATGGGATGCTGATGACCCGGCTCTATTCGTTTGACTACAACCTGATCCCGCAAATGTTTGAGACGCTGAAGCAGATAGAGAAGTTCTTCCACGAGCAGTGGGATGGTGGAAAGGTGTTCGACATGGAACATGGCTTCTACAAGTTTTTGTCTCGTGACATTCTCAACGAAGTCGGTACAATAGGGGTACGAGGCCGAATCGGGCATCTAACTTCTATCGTCGAGGACTGATATGCCGATCACTAGCAAGGCTCAACAGCGACTCATGTACGCAGCCGCTGGCAGCAAGAAGGTGGCGAAAGACACTGGTGTTCCGATGTCGGTGGCAAAGGAGATGATTGCCAAGACGCCAAAGAAAGCCTACAAAAAGATGCCGGGGCGCAAATGAAAGCCATCTGGGACAAGCCCCGTCCGAAGAAGCTGGGCAAGCCTGATCCGCTGTCGAAGAAAGAAAAGAAGTCAGCTAAAGCGATGGCTGCCTCTGCTGGCCGACCCTACCCTAACCTCGTGGACAACATGAGAGCAGCGAGGAAGAAATGAAGTGCCCAATCGTCACTGGTGATGCCGAGCTAAACGACGCCAACAAGAAGAAGGCCGTCGAAAAGGCCGACTACATGGAAGCAGGCGAGGACGCAGAGTACAAGTGCGAGAACTGCGCTGCGTTCGTACAGTCAGACGAAATGCAAGGTTGTCTCGAAAACGGCATTGCTAAGGGCATGGAGGACGAAGCCGAGGACATGGGTTACTGTGCTCAGCTTAACTTCGTCTGCTCAGAGGATATGGTCTGCAACAGGTGGTTGGGTGGTCAGGCTAAAGGCAAGGGCGGGATCATCATCAAGATTGCTGGGATGATGGACGAATGAGTGCCGCATGGACTCGCAAGGCTGGCAAGAACCCGAAGGGTGGGTTGAACGAGGCCGGACGCAAGTCTTACGAGAAAGCCAACCCCGGCAGCGACCTAAAGCCTCCCGTTAAGTCAGGCGACAACCCGCGGAGAGCATCGTTCCTGGCAAGGATGGGTAATATGCCGGGGCCGGAGCGCAAGGACGGTAAGCCAACTCGTCTGTTGCTGTCTCTGCAAGCCTGGGGTGCATCCAGCAAGGCCGATGCGAAAGCAAAGGCAAAAGCGATTAGTGCCAGAAACAAGCGGTGATTATCGACCACCACCCCTTCTGGCATTGCATTGTCGATGACTTTTTTGCTGACGCGATCAACCTAGCGAGAGAGTTCCCAGCCAAGGACGATGACTGCTGGTTCCGCTACGACAACCCGCTCGAGGTCAAGCAGACCTGCAACGACTGGCATCACTTCAAGCCTGAGACATACAAGGCATTCCAATACCTGCTCAGTCCCAACTTCAACGCAATACTGGAGCGGCTGACCAAGGCAGACCTCATGCCAGACATAGGGTTACACGGTGGAGGGATGCACCAACACGGCAGGGGAGGAAAGTTAAACGTCCACTTGGACTACAACCTTCACCCGAAACTCCACCTACAGAGACGGTTAAACCTGATTGTGTACCTGACACCAGGATGGAAACCAGAATGGGGAGGTCACCTTGGACTGTACAAAGACCCCGACACACTGGTAAAAGCAGTTGAACCAAAGTTCAATCGGGCTATAATTTTCGACACTCGTGGCAGTTGGCATGGATTACCCGCTCCGCTAACCTGTCCAGCAGATGTCACCCGCAACAGTTTCGCAGTCTATTACCTGTGCGAGCCAGACACTACAGACAGCAGAAGCCGAGCATTGTTCGCCCCAACTGCCGAGCAAAAAGGCAACGCTGATGTTGACCAACTAATCCGTCAGCGATCAACGTAAAGTCAACCGATGACCCGATAGGAGTCGGTAAAGTGGAAGAAAAAGTAGGAAGTAGAAGGAAAAAGCCTAACGACGGTCGGGGAAGGCCACCGGGTATCCCTAATAAGACCACAAAGGACGTTAGAGAGGCTATTAGGCGGGTAGCGGAGGACAATGCGGAGAACTTCGCTTTGTGGCTCCAAACCGTTGCTATCGGCGATGGGGACAAGGTTAAGCCTGACCCAGCCAAAGCCGCTGACCTGTACTTGAGAGCTATCGAGTACCACATTCCGAAGCTAGCAAGGACAGAGGTAGCAGGCGATCAGAATCAGCCAATGCAGATGGTGGTGACTTGGGCAGCCGAGAAATAATCATTCCCTACAGCCCAAGGGAGCCGCAGCTTGAGATCCATCAGGCGATGGAGGAGCACCGCTTTACGGTGGTAGTGGCGCATCGTCGTTTAGGCAAGACTGTCAGTGCCATCAACCAGTTGGTAAAGTCTGCGGTGATGTGCCAGAAGGAACGCCCACGATTTGCCTACATTGCGCCAACCTATGCACAGAGCAAACGCATTGCCTGGGACTACCTGCTCCACTACACCCGTCCGCTGGGAGCCACACCAAACATTTCAGAGCTTCGTGTCGACTTCTGGGATCGCAGGATCGGTCTGTACGGCTCCGACAATCCCGACTCACTACGCGGGAGTTACTTTGACGGAGTGGTACTGGACGAAGTGGGGGATCAAAACCCGAAAATCTGGAACGAAGTGATCCGACCTGCTCTAGCCGACCGTCAAGGCTGGGCAATGTTCATCGGCACACCGAAAGGCCAGAATCACTTCTACGATCTGCGGAACAGGGCACAAGGTGAACCTGGGTGGAAGTTGCTCGAGTTCCGCGCCAGTCAGACGAAGATCATTGCTCAGTCAGAGCTAGACGATGCGCTGCGGGAGATGGGGCGCGACAAGTACGACCAAGAGTTTGAGTGTTCATTCCACGCTGCTGTCGAGGGGGCTTACTATGGGCAAATTCTTAACCAGATGGAGGGAGAAGGTCGCTTCTGCTCTATCGTCCGTGATGACCTCTGCAAGACGTTTGCTGCATGGGATCTCGGCATTGGCGACTCGACTTCGATCTGGATCGCACAAGTCCACGGACAAGAAGTCAGACTCCTAGACTACATTGAGAACCACGGAGTCGGACTGGATTGGTACGTCCGCGAACTGCGGAACAAGGGTTGGCACAAGGCCGAGCACATCGTCCCGCACGACGTACAGGTCAGGGAATTAGGATCGGGAAAGTCTCGATTGGAGGTCTTGCAGCAGGCTGACCTCAGTTGCACGATTGCGCCACGTTTATCGGTGGATGACGGTATCCAAGCTGTCCGCAGACTTTTGCCCCGCTGCTGGTTCAACATCCCGCAAACGAGCGAAGGGTTGAACTGCCTGCGGAATTACCGCCGGACTTTCGACGAAAAGCAGAAAGTCTTTTATGATAGACCCTTACACGATTGGTCTAGCCACGGATCGGACGCATTTCGTTATCTTGCAGTCGGTCTGAATGAAACATCATCCTGGTCGAAGCCGATCAACGTCAATACAAGGTGGGTGGTCTGATGCTAATGCCACAAGGTTTCATCGTTCAGAAGCGCGAATTTGAAGAACTACAACGCAAGGTTGCTGAACTAGAGAAGAAACTCGCTGAACTGGAGACAAAAGATCCAGAGAAGCGGAAGTATTTTAGGCGCGAGGTGGTAAATGGATAACGGGACTCTCACCGGCATTCTGCAAGCAGAGATCGACGATGCTATCGGGATGCTGGACAGCGAAACCACAGCAGAACGTGCCGAAGCACTGAATTACTACCTGCGAAACCCTTACGGCAACGAGCAAGAAGGTCGCAGCCAGATCGTTACCGGCGAGGTGGCAGAGGTCATTGATGGTGCGCTGCCGCAACTCATCCGCGTATTTACTGCCAGCGACGAAATAGGCCGGTTTGAACCTGTTGGACCGCAAGACGAGGAAGGGGCGAAACAAGCGACGGACTACGCTAATTGGGTGTTTAGCAAGGACAACAACGGTTTTGCCATCCTGCATGACTGGTTCAAGGACGCGCTGCTTGCCAAGACCGGGACTGTGAAAGCGGTCTGGGAAGAAAAGATCGAAGTAGACGAGGAAACCTACCGGGGTCTGTCGGACACGGAACTCGTCCTACTACTGTCAGACGGTACGATGGAGATCGTCGGGCAGGAGACGGAAGAATCCGTATCGCAGATGCAGATGCCGGACGGGACGGTTGTCGATCAGGTTACCCGTTCGCACAATGTTGTCGTTCGCAAGAAAACCAAGTCGGGCAGGATTCAGATTGACTGCATCCCTCCCGAAGAACTGATCGTCAGCAAGAAAGCGCGGTTCGGTGAGACGAAATCACCGTTCATGGCGCACCGCAGGCTGATGCCTCGGTCGGAACTCGTTCAGATGGGGTTCGACAAGGACGAGGTTTACAAGCTGCCCGTCTACAACAGTCTTGACTTCACCGAGGAGCGGATCGCTAGATACTCTCCTGGTGAAGAACCGTACGAGCAAGACAGTCTTGACGAGTCAATGCAAGAGGTCGAGGTCTACGAGTCTTATCTTTACGTCGATTACGACGAGGATGGGATTGCAGAACTCCGTCAGATTTTCTACTCCAACAGTACGATTCTGACCTACGCTGACGGGCGGGAAGCCAACATTCCGACCGATTACGTGCCGTTTCACGTGATCTGCCCGATCCCGATTCCGCACAAGTTCTTCGGTCAGTCGCTGGCAGACCGGACGATGGACATTCAGCTAATCAAGTCTACGGTCACTCGGCAGATGCTGGACAATCTCTACCTCATCAACAACGCCAGGATGCAGGTTGTTGACGGGCAGGTGAACCTGGATGACTTGCTGAACGTCACTCCTGGTGGTGTTGTCAGGACGAAATCGACTGGTGCAGTGGCTCCGATTCAGGTGCCGGACATCACTGGTTCCGCTTACCCGATGCTGGGCTATTTTGACTCGGTGCAAGCCAAGCGGTCTGGGGTGTCGGAGACTTCGCAAGGTCTCGATCCCAACATCCTGCAAAACGTCACGGCTGCGGCTGTAGCAGCGACGATGCAAGCCGGTGCTGGCAAGATGGAGCTAATCGCTCGTCTGTTCGCTGAGACGGGCGTTAAGAGCCTTTTCCGGGGCATTCTGCATCTGCTCTGCAAGTACCAAGACAAGCCCCGTCTGATTCGGATGCGTGGCAAATTCGTCGAGATGGACCCGCGAGAGTGGTCGAACTTGTACGACGTTTCAATCAGTGTCGGACTCGGGACCGGATCGAAGAACGAGCAGATGGCAATGCTTCAGATGATCCTGTCGAAGCAAGAGCAGATTCTCCAACAATACGGTCCTGCCAATCCGCTTGTCTCTGTCGGGCAGTATCGGGCGACGCTGGGACGGTTCATCGAGGCTGCGGGGCTGAAGGATTCGACGGAGTTTTTCAAAGAGATTCCCCCCGAACTTGACCAGCAACTGAGCAATCCACCTCCGCAGCAGCAGTCTAATCCTGCTCTGGACGCGATGATGGCTCAGGCGCAAGCCCAGATCCAGATCGAGCAACAGAAGGCACTGGCAGCGATTGAGACGCAGCGGATGAAGGCTCAAGCCGACATTCAACTGGCTCGTGAGAAAGCCGCAGCAGAGCTACAACTGAAGCAGCAGGAGTTTGCGGTTGAGGCTCAACTGAAGGCGGCGAAGGTCGGTGCTGGGATTACGCAAAACGTCGAGATTCCGGGATGAGTCCAGAGCAGGCGGCGAATCTACTGCGAGACGATTATTTCCGGGGTGAACTGGAAAAGCTGAAACAGGAGCAGATTGACCTGATTCTTAACTCGTCCGAGCAAGATATTGACGCACGAGAAAATGCGTATAGAATGATTAAATGCTTAACCACGGTTGTTAATCACTTTCAGTCGATTGTTGACACTGCCGAGATTAAGCGTAAACGCTGGAAGATACTTTAAGGGGTGATATGGACACCAATCCGCAAGGAAGTGGCCCGCTGGATGTAAACAGTGCAGCCAATGCGTTTCTAGGCTTGATGGGGCCGGAGGAAGGCGAACAGCCCACTCCCGAGGCACAGCAGCAGGAAACGGAGGTTGTAGTTGAGCAGCAGGAAGCCGAGGAAACACCGCGCTACCGGGTGAAAGCCGCAGGTGAGGAACGCGAAGTTTCGTTGGACGACCTGATTAAGAGCTATCAACTTGGCACTGATTACACTCAGAAAACCCAGGCTTTAGCAGAACAGCGGAAGGCAATCGAAGCTGAGAAAGCCGCTGTCGAGCAAGCCAAACAACTCCGAGACCAGTACGCTCAACGATTGGAACTGATTGAAAAGGTTCTATCGGAGCAGAACAAGTCGGAAGATTTAGAGTCACTGAAAGAGTCCGATCCGATTGGCTACGCGATGAAAGTCGCAGAGTCTGTCCAGCGAGACAAGCAACTAGCCGCAGTACAGGCTGAAAAGCAACGCATTGCCGAGAAGCAACAAGCGGAGCGTCAGACGCAACTCCAGCAGTATCTTGCCGAGCAACAGGCCCGACTACAGCAAGCCATTCCAGAGTATGCCGATCCGCAGAAGGGTGAAGAAGTCCGACGGGATATTCGCTCGTATGCACAGAACGTCGGTTTTACGGAAGGCGAACTCAATCAGGTTTATGACTCACGCGCTGTTCAGGTTTTGTGGGAAGCCGCTCAGTACCGCAAGCTAGTGTCGAAGTCGCCGGAGGTAACGAAGCGTGTTGCCGAGGCTCCTAAGACGCTAAAGCCCGGAACTGGCAAGGTTTCAAACCCTGAATCTGATGCAGCGAAGCAGGAACGAAACCGGCTGCGTAAGTCTGGCAAAGCCAGGGATGCAGCTTCATTGTTTGAACGATTCAATTACTGAGGTCCATCATGCCTACCTTTACCGCACACACGGCCATTGGCCAGCGCGAAGATTTGATCGATGTCATCTACGACATCAGCCCGACCGAAACCCCGATCATGAGCACTCTGGCTCGCACCAAAGCGACCGCTGTGTTTCACGAATGGCAGACTGATTCGCTTGCAGCCGCTACCGCAGCGAATGCCGCAGTCGAGGGTGCCGATGGAGTTTCCGCGACGATCAGCCCGACGGTTCGTTTGGGGAACTATACCCAAATCGTGCAGAAAGTGGTGCAAACCTCAGGAACGCTCGAGGCAGTTAACAAAGCAGGAAGGCGCTCGGAACGCGCATACCAGCTTGCCCGCGCATCGAGTGAGCTTAAAAGGGACATGGAAACCATCATCACTGCCAACCAAGGCCGCGATGCTGGCTCGTCATCGTCTGCTCGTAAACTCGGTGCAATTCTGTCCTGGCTGAAAACCAATACGTCGAAAGGTACTTCTGGTACTGACCCGACGACTATCGGCGTTTCGACCCGTTCGGATGGCGCGACTCGTACGTTTACCGAGCAGCTTCTGAAGGACGAGATTGCTGCTGTATTTGATTCGGGTGGCAATCCGACGATGCTGGTTGTTGGTTCCGGTCTGAAGCAGAAGGTCAGTTCGTTTGCCGGTATCGCTGCACAGCGTTATATGGCTCCTGGAGATCAACCGACGACAATTATCGGGGCGGCTGAAATTTATATGGGAGATTTCGGCCAAATTTCAATCGTCCCTGATAGATTTATGCGTACTCGTGACGCGCTGCTGATTGATCCTGAGTATATGGCTCTGTCGTATCTTCGTCCGTTCCAGACGAATGATCTGGCAAAGACCGGCGACTCGGAAAAGACGCAGTTGCTTTGCGAGTTTACGCTCGAGATGCGGAACGAAGCTGCTTCGGCTATCGTTGCGGATCTAAATCCCGCGCTGTAACTCTTAACTGAGTGGGCGTCCCTATCTTCGGATGGGGACGCTTTTTAATATGCCAAAATTATTTTCAGTAAACGAAGGCTCTGTTACTGTCGCTCACGAAACTGACGACGGTGTGATATTGGAAACAAGACAGGATGTTTCCCATATCATTGAAGCCAACAAGCGTAAATTTAACGACTCCGATGGCACGTTCAAGGAGTTTGCAACGCACGTTGCGACCCTGCCGCTGACGGTTATCGACGACTTAAATCGCAAGCGCGTCCTGAAAGGGTTCAAAGTTATTGATGACAAGGCATTCAAAGCCTTTCTTAACCACCCTGACAACCGATTTTTCAGAACTCATCCGGGGCATATTTGAAAGTTGCAATCTGTGTCCCATGCAGGGACGAGGTGATGTCTGGATTCTGTTTCGACCTTGCTAGGCTGTGTGCTTACGAGGCCAAGCGTGGAGTAAACGACATCCAGTTGTTGCAGATGCCGGGAACGCTGATCTTTACGCAAAGGGAGAAGCTGGCATCGGAGGCTCTGGAGTGGGGTGCAGATCAGACGTTGTGGATTGACTCGGATCAACGGTTTCCTGCTAATGCGCTGGAGATCCTACAGTCAAGACAGGTGTCGATGATCGGGACTAATGCCACTACCAGGAGGGAGCCGATTCTGCCTACCGCGCTGAATCTCAAGATTGAGCGGGAGATGTTGAACGGCAAGCCTGAAGGCGAACCGTATCAGGTGTGGCACAAGGTAGAGTCACGGGGTAAGCAGGGAATTGAGCAGGTGACAGCGGTCGGTTTTGCGTGTACGCTTGTCAGTAGAGAAGTGTTTGAGAAGGTTCCCCGTCCTTGGTTTGACATCATCTGGACGGATCATGGGAACGTAATTGGGGAAGACGTCACTTTCTGTGTCCGCTGCATGGAAAACGACATTCCTGTCTGGGTAGACCACGAATTGTCGATGCACATCGGGCATATCGGAGTCAAGACATTCGGATGGGATGATGTAAAGCATGGCCCTCACGACCTACAGCGATCTGCAAACAGCAATCGCAAACTATCTCGCAAGAAGCGATCTAAGTAGCCAGATCCCTGACTTCATTCGGCTGGCAGAGATTCGCTTACGTCGAGAGCTTCGCATCCGTCAGATGCTGAAGAACGTCACCACTACCACCACGAGTGGCGATGCGACGGTGCAACTACCGTCAGACTTTCTCCAGATGCGTGACCTGTACATCGATGGAGACCCGCTCCAGCCTGTGATCTACCTCACTCCGTCTCTGTTCACGAGCAACGCGCAGTCTACGTACTCTGGCAAGCCAACTCGATACACGATCCTGGCAGACGAGTTCAAGTTCGCCCCCTACCCTGACAATGCGTATACGCTGTATATGCTGTATTACGCTTCGCCACCTTTCCTCTCAAGCACGCAGACGACAAACGTCTGGACGGTGAACGCGATGGATTGTTTGCTGTATGGCTCGCTGGGTGAGGCTGAGCCGTATCTCATGAACGATGCTCGGTTGCAGACCTGGGCGACGTTGTATCAGCGTGGCATCAACAGTCTTACGAAGTCGGACGATGATGCTGAGTTCAGTGCGTCACCGTTGACAATGCGAGTGAGTCGATAATGGCGCTCGTACTGAAAGATCGCGTCAAAGAGACTACGACCACCCAAGGAACGGGGACGATTTCCCTGCTGGGTGCTGTGCAGGGGTATCAAGGTTTCTCGTCTATCGGGGTTGGAAACACGACCTATTACTGCATCCAATCAACTGCTGACTGGGAAGTCGGTATCGGTACGGTCGGAGCCGGATCGCTGACTCGAGACACCGTTCTTGCAAGCAGTGCCAACGGAAGTCTTGTCGGATTTGGGTCTGGCGTTAAGGATGTGTTCTGTACTTACCCTGCTGGCAAGTCAGTAAGCACTGACAGTCTGCCGGTGACGGGTGAGATCAGTAGTGCCTCGCCTAATGCCACGGTAAATGTCGCTAGTCTTACGTCTGCCGTTACCACGACTAACGGCGACCTTGCGTTAGTAAAAAAAGGGACTGGTGCTCTGCTTGCACAGGTTCCGACAGGTACGACTGCTGGTGGTAATAAGCGTGGTCAATATGCCGTTGACTTAGTTGGTTTTAGGCTCAATGCTGCAAATGTTGCAAGCGGCGACTACTCCTTTCTTGGTGGCGGGAGTGACAACAAGGCTTCCAATTCCTACAGTGCTGTTGTAGGGGGGGCTGGGAACTTTGCAACAGGCAACAATTCCTTTATTGGCGGCGGCATAGATAACCAAGCAAACAACCTTGCCAGCGGTGTTGCGGCAGGCCGGTTGAATGTAGCCAGCGCAGATTACGCAATGGTTGGCGGAGGCCGGGAAAACGTCGCGTCTGGTGGGTACTCATCGGCAGGTGGTGGTCTGCAAAACACCGCAAGCGCAACTTATGCTGCAATTGCTGGAGGACGGTTGAACGTCGCCTCTGCTGTCAATACAGCAATTGGTGGTGGACTGAGTAACGAAGCTATTGGCACGTACGCTACGGTTGCTGGGGGAGAGTTGAATGTTGCTAGTGGCTCATACTCCGCTGTTTTGGGTGGGTATACAAACACCACGTCAGGCGCATATGCGGTGGTTGGTGGAGGCCAAAACCATCAAGCCAACTCCTCTCATTCTGCGATTCTTGGTGGTGCGTATGGGTCAACCAGGAGTGTTGTTGGGTATCACGCATTCCCTGCGTGTTTGACTCCAGTAGCGTCAAAAGCTGGGGCTTCTCAAGGTGGTTTGCTGATCCTTGGTGCAGTGACTATCTCTGCGCTGTCTACCATCTTGCGGTCTAACACTTCGTCGGCAACCACATCAAATCAATTACGACTGCCGTTTGATAGTGCGTACTACTTCAAAGGGTCTGTCATTGCTGCCGTTGAAGGTGGTGATTCAAAATCGTGGACGTTTGACGGTCAGATCAAGAAAGGTCTGACTAACGCATCAACCACATTGGTAGGATCGACAGTGACGAGTCCGTATGGGGATGCTGGAGCGTCTACATGGACGGTTGCTCTGTCTGCCGACACAACTAACGGTTGCCTTGCGGTAACTGTGACTGGTCAGGCTTCGACGACGATCCGGTGGGCGTGCAAGATTGAGACGACGGAAGTGACGTTCTGATGTTCGGGATTGCGGCATTCTCTGAAGTACCGTTCAGTTCGCTGCCGATCAGCGGTGGGATCTGGCAAGAGGTACGAGGCGACAGTAATGTTTGGACTCGTATTGACCAGACAGAATCTAGTTTTCTGGTCAGAGATAGTAACGGGGTGCAGTATCAGGCTTCGCTGATTGTTTTATCGAGTTCTGCTGTTCAGTTTGTGGTGCCGCGAGAAGTCAAAGACAGTAGCGGCACGACGTTTGTTCCGGTCACTAACTTGTGGCAAGATTCTTCAACATCATCCAGTTCGTGGGTAGAGGTCTAACATGGCTGCACCATTCTCAACGACACCCGATAGTTGTGCAGTCAACTGCATTGCTATCACTCCTGCCGACTCTGATCTGGTTGCGCCCGTTCGTGCGCTCTACATCGGCGGGTCGGGTAACGTGCGGATCAACGACACCGGCGGTGGAAGCGTGATCTTCTACAACGTCCCTGCTGGCGTTATCCTGCCGGTGATGGCTCGACGGGTCTGGTCAACCAACACGACTGCCAGCAACATCGTTGGACTGCTGTAATGTTGCTCGGTCTTAACCTGAAGCTGCCTAACCTCCGATCACTCGGTGGTTATGTGCCTGTCCCTGGTGCTCCGTTCATTGTTAAAGATAGTGCTGGGACGGATTACACGATTGGCCTGCCTGTTAGGGATGGGTCAGGGGTTGATTACACGGTTGCATCATCCGTCAAGACGAGTGACGGAACAGAATACTACCCAATTTGAGGTAAATCATGGCTGTTTACGAATCGCTTTTGCTCAACACAGCAGTCCCGCAGATCCAAGCCGCACAAGCAGGCGACAGCTATGTCATGGTGGTGAACGCCACCACTCCAGCACTCAGGATCACGCAGACGGGTACTGGCAACGCGCTAGAGGTGGAGGATAGCGCTAACCCGGACGCGACGCCGTTTGTGGTGACTGCGGGGGGTAATGTTGGCATTGGGGCGAGTTCGCCAGCACAAAAGCTAGATGTAAATGGGTTGATTGTTGTCGATACAAAAGCAGCAAGTCTTAACCCAACAGTGTTTTTTGACCACGACAACTTTGCGGCAGGGACAAGGAATTACATTCAGTACAGCCGCAGCAATGAATCATTTATCGTAGGTGTTGCAAACTCTGACAGAATGATCATCGACGCCTCCGGCAACCTCGGTCTGGGGGTGACGCCTAGTGCGTGGAACGCAGGCCACACAGCAATGCAAATTGCTTTCTCAGGCGCAATTCATGGGAGTGACGGTGGCAATAATTTGCTTGTAAACAGCAATGCTTATTTTGATTCAGTAGGAGCATTTCGATACATTCAAACCGGGTTTGCTTCAAGTTACGAACAAAATAGTGGTCAGCACCGTTGGAGCACCGCAGCCTCCGGCACCGCAGGAAACATCATCTCCTTCACCCAAGTCTTAACTTTGGACGGGATTGATGGGTCTGGGTACGGCAAAAATCTCAAACTTGGCGGCACAGCAGATCGTGCAACTACTAAAGGTACGCATCACTTTGACATCTTCGATGGTACGGCTCCTGTCGGCACGCTTGCTAATGGCATCAGTTTTTACTCCGCTGCTGGTGAAGCGTATGTGATGGACGCGGCAGGGAACGCCACTCTTATATCTCCTCACGATTCTGAGACGAACGAATGGATCTTTCGTTCCAAACATACCCCAACTGGCAAGGTGTTGCGAATTGATGTAGAACGGTTGCTCCGGTTCGTAAACGATCACTTTGGCCTTGATGCCGTTAAAGAGTTTGTGGAGGAGCGATGATTACTCAAGAAGCAATCAAAGAATGGTTTGAGTACCGCGACGGGCGCTTGTATTGGAAGAAAGTTACTCATCCAAACAAGCAATATCTGGTTGGACAAGAGGTCGGATCAACCCACAAAACCGGCTATCGCCATGTCACATGGATGAACAAAATCTGGAAAGTTCATCGTCTGATCTTTGTTCTGCATCACGGCTATCTACCCAAAGAGATAGATCACATCAACGGCGACCGCGCAGATAACCGTATTGAGAACCTGCGTGCGGTTACGCGAAGCGAAAACCAATGCAATCGGTCGGCATTGACCAGCAACACATCAGGCTATCCCGGCGTCTCTTGGCACAAAAAGAGCCAAGCATGGGTTGTTAGGGTTATGAAGAATGGCAAGTCGCATCTGCTCGGCTACTTCAAAGAGTTGGAATTAGCAGGGTTGGTTGCCGCAGAAGCAAGGGCGATTTACCACAACGGATTTGCCAAAGTTTAAGAGGCCAAATAATGAACTGGAACATCTCCCGTCTTGACTGCAAAGTATCAGAAGGCGATCTGTCTGACGTTTGCATCGTCGCCCACTGGCAGTGCTCGGATACCGTAGACGGCTACTCAGCGAGCGTCTACGCCACCTGCTCGCTGCCTTCTCCTGATCCTGAGTCCTTCACGCCCTACGCCAGCCTGACCAAAGAGCAGGTTCTTGGCTGGATCTGGGCGAATGGGGTTGACAAGGATGCTACTGAAGCTGCAGTGGCACAGCAGATCGAGAACCAGAAGAATCCTCCGATTGTGGCTCCGGCGCTACCCTGGGCATGAGAGTAAATTTCGGTCAGTGGACACCAGACCGTCCGGGTATTGCCGACAGTCTGGTTGAGGCAAAGAACGTCCTGCCTACGCTTGTAGGTTATGGGCCGATGCCTGCTGCTGCCGATTTCTCCAACGCTGCAACCGAAAATCTTCTGACTTGTTTTGTTGGTCGCTGGGTGGCTGACACTGTTCTGTTCGGCGCGAGTGCTAACTATCTCTGGCGTTACTTCCCGACGAAAAGCGTCACGATTACCGGAGCAACGCAGGCTAACCCTTGCGTGATTACATCTGCCGGTCACGGGTTTCGCACTGGTGTACAGGTGACGATTTCCGGTGTTGTCGGCATGACTCAGTTGAACGGCAACACCTATACCATCACCAGGATCGATGCGAATACGTTCAGCCTGAACGGGGTGAACTCAACAGGGTTCACAGCGTACTCGTCTGGTGGCACAGCGGTAACGTACAAGTATCTGATGGACGTATCGCGTACTGCATCAGCGTACACGGCAACGACGCTGTGGACGTTCACGCAGTTCGGTCAGAAGGTCATCGGGGCCAACGGTGTAGACAAGTTGCAATCATGGACGGTTGGATCATCGTCTAACTTTGCCGACCTTGCTGCTGCTGCTCCTACCGCACAGTTTGTGACGACTGTCCGAGACTTTGTGGTTGCAGGGAAAACCTCGACCTATCCCAATCGCGTGTACTGGTCGGACATCAACGATGAGACCGACTGGACTCCTGGTGCTGCAAGCCAATCCGACACACAAGACATTCCAGACGGTGGCGAGATCCGCGGCATCACTGGTGGTGAGTTTGGGATCGTGTTGCTGGAACGATCCGTTGTACGGATGACGTATGTTGGCGCTCCGCTGTTCTTCCAGTTTGATAACGTCACTTCGGCTCTCGGGTGTTATGAGTCCCGTTCTGTCGTGCGGTACGGTGCGCTGACTTATTTCCTGTCTGACGATGGTTTCTATGTGACTGACGGTCAGCAGGCGAAGCCTATCGGGAGCGAGCGGATAGATCGGTGGTTCTTCGACATCTGCGATCCCGGTAAATTTGACCAGATGTCGGCAGCGGTAGACCCGATCAACAAGACGGTAAGCTGGTGCTTTACAGACATCTTCGCCAACAAGCAGTTGCTGGTTTATAACTGGTCGACGGACAAGTGGAGTCACGGCGACACCACTGCGAACTTCATCTCGACGATTGCCACCAGTGGGACGGACTTAGAAGCCTTGAGTGTTTTGTATCCGACGCTGGACACTGTTCCTGCAAGCCTAGACTCTCGCATTTGGGTGGGTGGAAAGCTGTTAGCCGGAGGGGTGAGCGGTGCTAAACTCATTTCGTTTGGCGGCTCGGCACTTACTGCTGAGTTGCAGACTGGCGATATTGAGGCGCAGGGTCTTGAGACTCTCGCAACGCTTGCAAGGCCGATTATTGACGGTGGATCAGCGACCATTGCGATAGCGTCAAGAAAACGGCTGGACGGGAACATCAGCTATGCGAGTGCTGTTGCTGCTGATTCTGACAATCGCGTGTCTTTACGCAGTCGCGGGAAGTATCATCGTCTTTCTGTTGTACCAACTGGCAACTGGTCAAGCCTAGTCGGTACTGATCTCGATCTCGTTCCCTGTGGGGGTCGATGATGTTTCGTCGGCTACCTCAACAGGGTGGCAATCCGCGAGAGACTGCCGAAATCGTCAACCGGATTCTTGACGGTAAGGTCAACTCTGTCGGTCTGCTTACGCTTGCGACTGGCAACGCTACTACAACCACCCTGTACGACGCCAGGATCAGCCCTGACAGCATTATTCTGTTCGTCCCCTACTCTGCTGCTGCCATAGCAGACGCAGTGCCTTACGGGGCGTTTCAAGACACTACAGACCAAACAGCGGCAAGCACGACCGCAGCCTATGCTGTCACGTTAAACACGACGGACTATGCCGTTGGTGTTGCGATTGCCAATAGTTCTGAGATTACTGTCCGGTCTGCTGGCGTCTACAACATTCAGTTTTCGTTCCAGTTCGCCAACGACAATGTTGCAATCCAAGATATAGACGTTTGGTTTCGCAAGAACGGGACTGATGTAGCGGGGTCGAACAGTAAGTTTTCAGTTCCTAATAGTCATGGTGGGACGGACGGTCATCTGATTGCTGCGCTGAACTTTTACATCCAACTGGCAGCAGGCGATTACGTCCAGATCATGTGGGCGACAACTTCTACAGATGTAACGCTCGAGCATTTGGCAGCGCAGACGAGTCCGACGCGACCGACTACGCCGAGCGCGATTGTCACGATCAACAAGGTGGACGAGTCATCATCGTCGGACATTTACGCATCCAATCAACTACAGGGCGAATGCACTGTTAATCACTTTGCAAACGCAACAGCGGACAAAACTTATCGTTATGTCGTACTTGGCTAGGTACGTAAAACCGGAGGAATTACGGTCAGTCTGGGATCAAGTTAGACCTGGGTTGTTGGAGGTCAAAGAGGCGAGTAACGAGCCTTGGATTCCGGAAGATGTTTACGCTGACTGCTTCGCTGGAAGATCGTTGTTGTTTCTGTTGGGTGATGGGTTCGGAGTGGTTCAACCGCAGGGCGATACGCTTCACGTTTGGTGCGGTTGGGGTGCGTGGATGATGGATGATGGGATGGCTGCGTTATTTGCGATTGCCAGACAGGGTGGAGCGCGTAAAATATCGTTTGACTCTAATCGTCCTGGCTGGCAGCGGGTGGCTAAAAAGTACGGATTTCGTCCGCGAAAGTGGATAGCAGAGGTGTGATGGAAGATGGCAAGCTAGAGTGGTTTGGAGGCGATGAAAACGCTCTAAAAATGTATCGGTCTTTGATCTTTTTGGCTCACGCATGGGATGACCTAGTTGACAAAGACAAAGATTTATCAGAGCAGACCATCAATCAAGCCTTTATGACGGCGCTCGTCTGGCTGCCAACCAATCCGTTTTACAGGGCAATTCAAGACAGTGTTTTTCCGATGTGGGTTGTTGTGGTTTCTAGCTACGAAGTTGCCAACAGGTTTGAACGAGACAAAGACGCACACGGGCTAGAGATAGCACATGGTCTTAGGTACGCTGCTGGCAATATCATTGCGTATGCGATGCACGTTTGCTTAGGCGATAAGGCAAGAGACTACCTGCCGGAAATGTGGAAGAATGTATTTTTTGAGCGGTTCGATGACTACCGCCAGGAGCATCTAAAATGCTAGTTCGGAACAAGTTTTCTGGATACTCTCAAGACGGTAGACGGATCTACAATTTCGGCTCTGGCGGGGGATCACAACAAGTCAGTCGGACGGAGCTTGATCCGACGTTGCAACCTTACGTTGCCTACGGTCTGAGCGAGGCTCAACGACTGTATCAGGGTCAGCAGCCGCAGTATTATCCCGGTCAGACCTACGTCGGGCCGAGTGCTTACACGACGGAAGCCATGCAAGCCGCTGCCGAGCGTGCAAGGATGGGTTCTCCGCTTACACAAGCCGCGCTAGGCCAGCAACAGGCAACGGTAGGTGGTCAGTACCTCGGTGGTAGTCCGTTCTTCCAGGGAGCCTTCCAAGCCGCTGCACGACCGCTTGAACAGACGTACATGGATGCCATCAACCGCGCTAGGTCTGCTGCTTCATCTGCTGGCCGATACGGGTCAGGTGCGATGGGTCAGTTGGAGGGTCGGGCAGAGGGTGCTCTTGCGACGGGTCTGTCGGATATTGCCGGGAAACTGGCTTACGAGAATTACGCTCGTGAGCGATCCATGCAAGAAGCCGCAGCTACTCGTGCTCCTGCTATGGCTGAGACGCAATACGGTGACATCCAGAGACTTGCTAACGTCGGGGCGATGTCGGAGGACTACGCTCAGCGGCAGATGGCAGCAGACATTGCTCGATTCAATTACGGTCAACTGGCGCCCTATCAAGCCTTGCAGAGTTTCCTTGGGTCTGTTTATGGCGCTCCGTCAGGGATGGTGGCGACTCAGCCGATCATCGGTAATCCCTTGCTAGGCGCTTTGGGCGGTGCTGCTGCTGGCTATGCTCTTGGTGCTCCGCAGGGATACGGTGGTGCCGGTGCTGCTGCTGGCGGTCTGTTGGGTGGATTCGGGAGCCGATGATGAGTGGAATGGAACCGATCATAATGGGTGCAGTCGCTGGTGCTGCTCTCAACAGAGATGACCCGATGAAGGGTGCCATGCTAGGTGCTGCGCTAGGCGGCGGTGCCGGTGCTCTGTTGGGTGGAGTGGGTGCGGCGGGTGCGGCAGAGGCCGGTGCTATGGGTGCTGCTGAAGGAGCAATGGCTGCCGACGCTATACCGGCGTTTCTTGCAAACCAGCCAATGGGTCCGTCCGGGTTAATGCCGATTGATGTGTTTCCCGTGAACGCTTATCCAGCAGCGGAAACGATCCCAGTGTTTAACAATGAGGCAATCGCACGAGCCTCAATGGGAGGTGACTACACTGGCATTGGCTCTGGAGCATCCGGCTCGTCTATCTACAATCTCCAGTCACCCATGCTTGACTACGATGCGATTGCTCGAGCATCTCTCGGGAGTGACATTCCCGGTGCCTCCGCAGTTGCTGGCTCATCTCCCTTGGCTGCAAGATTTAACCCGATGCAGGCAATGTCTGGGATGAATATGCTGCGTCAGGCTCAGCCTCGAGCCGCGATGCAGGCACCAGGAATCCGCAGAGGACAGCCCCAGGCAGTCAACTACGGTGGTCTTGCTAGTTTGTTGGAACCTAAACTTACTGAGAGGCGGCGACTTTCGCTGTTGTGACATGGATGAAATTCTCGCTCAGTTGTTCCCGCAAGCACCGTCCTACTTTCCCGGTCTGCTAGGTCAGGAGCAGGCCAACCTACTTCAGCAGCAAGCCCAGCGACAGGGTTTGCTAGGCATCGGCATGGGTTTGTTGCAAGCCGCAGCCCCGTCTACCACTAGGCCGAGTCTCGGTGCTGGTATCGCGCAAGGGTTGGCGACTGGCCAACAGATGGCGCAGAACGTCTATATGCAGCGGTTGCAAGAGCAACAGATCGCTCAACAACTAGCAGAGCAGCAGAGGGTTCTGCAAGAGCAACAAGCAGCAAGAGCAATCCTTCCGCAAATCATGCGGCAAGGTCAGGCACAACCGACGTTCTACGGTCAGCCAACCGCATCACCTCTGCGAGATGACGAAGGCAATGTAATGCCTGGGGCTGGTGTCAGCCAAGGCGCCCCATCACTTGATATGAATTCTGCATTGCGGTTGCTGACAGAGGCTCCTAGTGTTGCGGCAAAGGTTCTGCCAACGGTACAAGCGTTTCAAAAGTTGTCGCAGCCTGAACGGGTGACATTAAAACAAGGGGAGCAAGTATTTGAGGTCAGAGATGGACGATATGTTCCTGTTGCTGGCGAAGCTAAGCCGGAGTTGCGAGAGGTTGGTGGTGCGTTATATGAGTTTTCGCCCGGACAGGCTCCTAAATTGGTGATTGACTCTAAAGGTAAACTGACTGGCGATTTTGCAAACTATGCAAAAGGTATGTACGGGACTGATGTTGTAACCGATCTTCCCGCTGGAGCGTTTGAGCGAATCCAAAACGCAATTATTGAACAGAAAAAAGCAGGCGCCACTGTTGTTGATATGACTGGTGGTCAGAAAGGGTTTGAGAACGAAACCAAGTTGCGTACAGAGTTCCAAGGCTCGCCAGAGTACAAAGCATTTGGTGAGATGAAAGCTGCTTACGGTCAGGTTCTTGAAGGTTTGAAGAAATCTAACGCAATTGGCGATTTGGCTGCTGCCACCAAGATCATGAAGTTGCTTGACCCTGGATCAGTTGTTCGAGAGTCTGAACTTGCGCTTGCAATGCAAGCTGGTGGACTGTTGGATAGGGTTTCCAATTACGCCACCAACATCATGCAGGGCACTAAACTTTCGCCAGATCAACGGAGAGAGTTCTCGTCTCTGGCTAACTCATTGTTCTCTGTGAGCCTTGATGCGTTCAATGAGAAGCGAAACCAATATCAAGGGCTTGCTAGAGAATATGGGTTCGATATAAATAGAGTGATCGGCGCAGAACCAAAAATCCCTGGATTGCAAGCAGCGCAAGTGCCAACCTTGTCAATCCAAGATGCAGCCGCTGCTGAACTTCGTCGCCGCAGGGGTCAGTAATGGACTTGTCAAAACTTTCAGACAAAGACTTGCAAGCAGTTGCTGATGGCAGGATGCAAGACGTTTCAGATGCTGGTTTGCGATTGATTGCAGGTGAACAGCGTCCACTAGAGCGTCTTGGTACTGCTGTTGATACCGCTTTGGGGTTGCAACCTTCATCTCCTACGGCACTGCTGGAAAGTGCAAAGCGTCCAGCCATGCAAGTGTCTACGTCTGACATGGACATTGGCAGACAAATCGGGCTAACTGGAAGGGCGGCAATCACTGGTGCGCTCGGGCTTCCAACGCTTGCATCTGATGCGCTTGTGTCGCTGATTAACATGATCGGCGGCAAGAACATCCAGATGCCGAGTCAGGCTCAGCAAGCATTGATGACGCAGGCTGGTATCCCTGAACCTAAAACCGCACAAGAACGAACCGCGCAGGATATTGCTTCTGCGATGGGTGGCGTGATTGGTGGCTACGGTCTTGGTGCTGCATTGCCAGCATCTATGCAAGCAAGCCGCGAACTGTTGATGCAATCACCTATCTTCCAAGCCACAAGCGGTGGTGCTGCTGCGCTGGCATCTGGTCTTGCAAGGGAGGAAGGAGCAGGCCCGTTAGAGCAACTCGGTTACGGGATGCTGGCTGGTACTGTTGCTCCGTCTGCTGGCGCTGCTGCGGCTACCGGAGCACAAGCAGCAGGACGGGCAGCAAGGGAGACTGTGCGACCGTTTACCGAAGCCGGTAGAGAAGTTATCGTTGGAAATGTTTTGCGGAAGTTGGCGCGTGAACCGGAAATGGCCGCAGCAAGAATGGAAGGGTATCAGCCTGGGGTGCCTGGGTATGCTCCAACAACAGCGCAAGCCTCACGTGACATTGGCCTAGCTGGTGCTGTTCCGATGGTTCGTGGCTTGGATGAAACCGGACGCTTCCCTGCCCAACAAATCCAAGCTAATCAGGCTCGGATGGCTGTCCTTGATAGGCTTGCAAAAGATGAGCAAGCACTTGCCGCTGCTTTTGCAAAACGAGAAGAAGTAACAGGCCCGCTGCGAGAAGCGGCATTTGATCGTTACACAGGTACTCCAGAAGAGTTTGCTAGTCGCGTCCAATCGGTTAGGGATCAGATTGTAAGCGTGTTGCAGTCGCCTGAAGGGAAGCGTCTTCCAGTCAAAGAAGCCATGACATTTGCGCTTCGGCAACTAGATGATGATGTTACCGACCCGAGGACGTTGTACGCAATCAAGCAGAACATCCAAGATGCTGCATTTGGAAAGTACGATAAAGAAAAGGGTGTGATGAAACTTGCAAAAGGTGAGTTGCAAGGCATTGCAAAATTTATTGACGATCAGATTGAACCTGTTGCTCCTGGTTACAAAGACTATCTTCGCAAATACTCTGCTGCCACAAAAGGCATTCAGAGTATGGAAGAAGCGCAAGCCTTTAGGACTACGGTTCAAGGCACTGCCCCGATTGTGCTTGATGAGTCAACGCAATACATGATCTCTCAACCTAGCTTTGTTCGTGCACTGCGTAATATCGGAGATGACACAAAGTTATCAAAGACTCAGATTGCATTGTTGCAGCGTGTTGGGAGAGACTTGGACGAAGGAGCTATAACTCGTCTGACAGCAGAACCTGGATCAAATACTTTCAAGAACCTGTCTATTGCCAACGTAGTTGGTGCATTGGTTGGCAGGCAGATTGAAGTGCCTGCTGTATTCCAAAAAGGAGCACCAGGACAATTTGCGTTGAACTGGTTGTATAACGGCCCAGATGATGCAATCCGCGCTGTCATCGTTGACGCTATGCTTGACCCTAAACTTGCGGCTAGGATGATGCGTAAAGCAACAACTGCTGAACTTGTTCCGGTCAGCGAGCAATTGAAGCGTAGAGCACTCAAACTTGGCTACGGGCAAGCATTCGGACTTGAGGCAGAGTAATCATGGCAAAGACAAAGATCAGCGAGTTCGACACCAATCCAGACAACAACACTGATATTGACAACATCAATATCGCTGAGAACTGTCCTCCGGCGAACATCAACAATGCCATCCGCGAGTTGATGTCGCAGTTGAAAGACTTCCAAGCTGGCAATCAGGCATCGAACCAACTACTAGCCGCTGGTGGCGGGACTGGCCTATCGTCATCTGGTACGTCTGGCAATGTCCTGACCTCTGACGGTAGCGGGTGGGTATCGTCTGCGCCTAACTACGTTCCGACTGGTGGCATGGTGATGTGGGGGACTGCCTCTGCACCGTCAGGGTATCTGCTCTGCAACGGCTCTGCTGTGTCTCGGTCTACCTATTCGGCGCTGTTTGCGGTAATCGGTACGGCATTTGGATCGGGTGACGGGTCTACTACGTTCAACCTGCCAGACTTCCGAGATCGCTTCCCTGTCGGTGCTGGCACGACGTACAGTGCTAACTCAACTGGTGGTAGCAAAGACGCAATCGTTGTCAGCCACACGCACACTGGAACGACTGATTCTAACGGCGCTCACCAGCACCTTGTCGTTGCAAATTCTGGCAATACTGGTGCGCCGACTCCAGGAGCAGGCCCGTCTGTTGATGGCAGCAACTCAGTCAGTGCGTTCGCGTGGTCGGCTAACTCTGAAAGCTATATTCTTGCGGGAACGACTGGTGTTAACGCTGGATTGTCTAGTTCTGCTGGAGCGCATACGCACACCTTTACGACAGGCTCAACCGGATCGTCTGGGACGAATGCTAATCTCCCGCCCTATCTGGGTGTTTACTTCATCATCAAGACATGACAACCGCAAACGAAGTCGAGGCTAAGCTAATGACGCATGAACAGGTTTGCGCTGTCCGCTATGAGGGCATCAACGCTCGTCTGAAGCGTCTTGAGCAGATACTGATCGGCAGTGCTGCGTTTATCATTGCGTTACTGCTCGGTCTTGTTATGAAGGTGTGAGATGGTAGAGATCGCGGTCGCACTTGCTGCTGCACAGGCTGCGGTCGCAGGCATCAAACAAGCCATCCAGGTTGGCAAGGACGCCAAAGAGTGTCTA